AATTTCATTAGCCTCCAGTTGAGTAGAAACCACTTCCTTTGAAGTGTATTGGTGGTGCCGAATATATACGAACCATTACACCTCCGCAACCTGTACATACTGGTGGAGTAGGTTCTGTAATCTCTATTAACTTTACACAAGTCTTACATTCAAAATCATAGTATGGCATTAGTACTCTTCCTCTTCTGGTTCATCATCTCCTGGGAATGGCAGGGTTACCATTGACCCACAATTAGCACACTCTCCATCTAGAAAGTAAAAGCAAATCTCTTTCTTCTCAAATGCAATTAAGGCTATAAATACATCTGAACCACATACACAAGTATCACCTATTGGTACTCCACGCAGGTCCATTGCTCTGCTGTAGTCATTATTGTGTAGTAATTCTCTTATGTCTTTACTCATCCTGCTCTTCTTCAATTGTTTCTTCTACTATGTCTGGCTCATCATAGGTACGCCAGCCACCTAGTATCTTGATTAAAGAGTTAACTGCACGTTGCACTTTCATACGTGCACCATCTGGAGTCGTACCCATCTCTTTGCCGAGTGCACTCCACTCGTTGTTCTCCATACTGAAACGAATACGTAAAATATTTTGTTTTGCCTCTGGCAACTTGTTGTATGCCTTTTCTATATCTGACCGTAAAACTAGCCAGTTGTTGCCATCCGTTACCTCACCTTTACCAAACTTAAAGTTAAGGTCTTTAATCTTGGTAGGTATTTCATATGTGTTGCCTATGATGGATGGTAGGAATGCTTCTATAACTGATACGTCATAATAATATAAATCTAGCAGTTCATATCCTGCTATCTTAGACTTTTCTTTTTCGCAGTATTTAATTGCTGCGTTCCGTAATGATTTGGCAAATAACTTTTCTTTATCTTTAGGTTCTAACTTAGACCACTCTTTGTATTTAGTTGGATGAGTTACGAACCAAAGCCACAAGACTTGGCGAATATCCTGTGGCTCTGTGAACGGGTACTTGCGATAGTATTCTGAGGCAAGATTAGATACAAGTAAATCATACTCTTCTACCCATGCCTCTGACATACTACTTGTCCGCACCTTCCCACTGTCCCCTTTGTACCAATAGTCCGATTATAGCATAATTGGCTAAATCTAGCAGGGTATCTTCAATAGATTCATAGTTGGGCGTGTTGCCTTTGTCTACCAGATTGTTTAGTCTGGCTAACTTGTCATGCATCCTGACCCGTAATCCATTCATTGCTCCGCCTGGTGCATTGGATATGTTTGTTGGGCCGTAGTCTGCATGTTTTTTTAGCATAATAGTTTTTAGTTCTAATAAAATATCTTCAAAGTCATTAGGACTTTTCATCTAATATCTCCTTAATACTCTCATCAAAGTTTTCCATTGCAGAGGTAACTTGTATTTCACTAACTACTTCATCGCCATGCCCTGATACTGCAGATAACATAACTGTTACTATCAAAGTTAGCATCTTCTTAGCACCCTCTGGGTCCTCATCAATGCTGTCATGAACATCTTTTAATGCATTCAGAATATCTAACCCACTGTTATCACTTAATGGAAAGCCTATTATTCTTTTATTGTTTTTAATATACTCCCACATTTCTGCTGCGTTAGCCGAAACATCTTCTGATTCTGTCATCTATCCACTCCTTTCCTTCTTGTATGATGATGCTGTTTACATCATGTCCTTCTGGCATTTGTACTAAGTTAACATTAGATAACTCTCTGCTTAGTTTCTTGCCAAACTCTAAACCAGCATTATCTCCATCTGCTAATACTATTACTGTCTCAAAGTCATCTAGTATTTTGGTATAGTATGGCTTCCAGTTATTAGCCCCAGGTATACCTACTGATGGGTGCTCTGTCTTAACTGATAGCACAACTGTATCCAGTTCACCTTCTGTAACGCAGATATAACTACCTGCAGTTAGCACTGCTTGTGCATTAAACATAGTAGTCTTAGCACCTGGTACTCCCATATACTTTGGTTCATCTGGATTGTTATTGATACTTCTAAATCTAATATCAACCACACCTGATGGTGTTACATATGGTATTGCTAATCTACCTTTGTATGGTTCATGCCCTGGCAGAGCGTCCTTGACTATTCCTAGATGAAACTTGCGAGCCTCGTCTACCGATAGGTGACGACTTGCCAGATAGTCCTGAGCCATATGAATGTGCTTTGCGTATTCCTCCGTTGCCTGTAGGAGAAATGTTCTCTGCGAATTGGACAGCCTCACGATAGTTACCTCCTTCTCTTTGCATAATTAAATCGTATATATCGCCACTTACATCACAACCAAAACATTTAAATCTGTTCTCTTCATAATTAACTGCAGCCGAAGCATGCTTGTCTCCATGAAATGGACACCTCATCTTGCGCCAACCATGCCCCACCCCTGGCAGGGTGGCGCCTATATGTTGTAGATAGGCTCCAATATCATGTTTGTCCATCTATCTTCCTTATCAGTTCTAACCATACCTTTGCTGGCATAGTAGCGTACCACTCGCCAACATCTGACTTGCCCTTACGTTTGTGTATAACTGCACCAGTCCAAGCCTTAGCATTATATATTTCTACTTCTAGTTCTTTAACCCAAGTAGATATATCTAATCGCTTGTGGTCCTTAACTTCAATAGTTACACCATTAACACCACTGATATCGCCTTTGTCTAACTGTGCTCCTGCAATACGGCGGTCTGCATATGGGTAACCATTTTCTTTAAGCCATTTAACTACATCTGACTCTGCTCTTGAACCTTTACGCTTGGCTGCTGATGACAATTTATAACATTTCCGTTGGCATATAACGAATCATAACATCATCAAGATGCATAGACTCTGGGTCAAATGCTAGTGTTACATAGTTATTGCCTGTCTGGTCTGCTCTGCCGTAACGATTCTTTACTGGTGCTACGCACAAGAAGTTATCATTACCTTGTTTCATCTGGCCAATAGTTAATACCATTGCTGGTATCTGATTGACTAGTCCCTGCACTGCTGACCGTGGCTGACAAGGATAACCTTCAAAGCCTTCTTTAGTATGGTGTAATACTAGAACCGCAGCATTGGTATCTCTAGCCAAATACTTTAGTTCTTTCATAGCAGCACGCATACCCTGGAACTCTTCGTGTCCATCCATTGCAATGTCCATAAGATTATCTACAACTATTAGTGCAGGGCTCTTGCCCCATACTGTTTCAAATGCAGATACTTCTTCATCTAAATCTTTTAGTGTAGGTGTAGATTCAAATGACCAGAACAAATGGTTGTTAAGTAATAGTAATTCGCTGGCTTTATCTGGGTCTTTCTTCAGCAACTGTTCTGCTGATGACTGACTCATCTTGCCTGCCATAGATATCAAACGCATAGCCATAGTATGTGCATTAGTATCTGCACTAAAGTATAGTGTTGGATACTTAGTACGTGCAGCAATAGCCAATGCTACTGATGACTTACCTGCGCCAGGTGTACCTGCAATTACTGTTACCTCTGCTCTACGCAGAATAATTCCTGCTCTCTCAAATGCTTGAAAAGCAGGGGGCAATGGTTCGCCCCCCACCTCCGCTTTTTTAATAGAGCGTCTTAATGTTTTCATTAAAACTCCTCTTCAAAGCAATCGTTGCAGTAATGTTCAACATATTCTTTATCCACTGGAACCATATAAAGTTCATATGGATAAAAGTTATCAGAACAACTTACGCATTTTATAGTTCCGCAATCAATACACATATTGATTACTTTTATTTGACCTGTTCTGGAACAAATGTATTCCATGCTGCGTCAGTTGTTTTTAGATAAACATTCTTACATTTATCAAAGGAACCTTTAGGTGCTGGGCAGAAATAACCACGATATAAAGAACCATCTTTACCTGTTCCTTGTATTGCTGTCATTTTACCGTGTGGGCAATTGCGTCCGCCACCAATAGATGGCTCGCTGATAATGCTTGCATTAAGTGTAGATGCAACTTGGTTAACTGTCATTGGTGCTGCTGGTGCTGCGCCTTTGATTGCTGATTCAAGTTCAGTTGTTGCTGACTTGATTGCTTCTAATCCATTAGCAACTAGTTGGTCTAATTGGTCTCCGTGTTCTGCACGAATTGTTACTAGACTACCTGCTGCTGTCTTTACTGTGATGCTGATTGGTGCTTCTGTGTGAGACACTATTTGTTCTCCTGTTCGAACGGATAGGCTAGACCTTTTTGGTCTCGCCATTGTCTTGCTTTCATAGCGAATTGTAAACCTTTGAAGCCTTCTTTAATATCTATCCACACCAGTTTGCATGTGCCACTGCCTGCAGGTAGATGGATAATGATTGCTTTCTCTTTGTTTACTTCTCCCCATGTGCCACGGGTTGCCGTAGCGCTGTCATACGGCAAGCCGTTGGCATAGATAGCCAACTGAATTGAGATATTATTTGGATGGTCTATTCGACCTGTCTTAATATCTGCAATAAATAACTCGCCGTTATACTCAACAACTCTGTCTGGTGTACCAGCAATCTTGTATTTGTCTAGCACACTGAACTGTTCAATGAACTTGTTGTTGAGAATCTTTGTTGTTTGTTCATATGCTTTAATGTCCGCAACATATTCTTGCGGTATTACACCTAACTCTAAACCTAAGTCTAGTCGTTCTGCAAATGAATGTATTGCTGTGCCAATGTTGGCTGCTTTGTTTGCGCCTGCTACTTGCATAGCATCTTCAATCAAAGAGTTAACTGCTAACTTATCATCTTGTGCTGCGCTGATAGATAATAGTATGTCGGGCCTGGTTGTTAAACCGATTGCTGCCATACGCATTTTCCATGCAACTAATGCTGACGCATCATCTAATGAATTAGCAATTGTAGTTGCCCGTGTATAGGCTATTGCTTTGCCACCTTTTGGTGGTACTACTAACGGTCTACCGTATCTGTCCCGTTCTATTTCTAGTCTTGCCATCACTCTCCTTTTTAATGAACAGTCCGTGAAAGGAGATAGCCAAAAGACGGACTGTTCAAGCCTTAGTGTAGCATACTAGTTAGCAGAGATGCTATCTACCGTCACATCCTCTACGATTAAGTCACCTTCACCGTAGTATTCTACTTGGATATCATTCTCTGCAATTTGAATTGCTTCGTCTTCTGTTGCTGCTTCAATACCCATCATAGATACGGTAATAGTAACATCCATATTCCACTTACGGGCTAGTAAGTCA